TGAAAGGCGGCTGAAATCATGGACCCCATAACCGCCCTGGCGGCTGTAAGCAGCGCCGTCAACCTGGTCAAGAAGGCGGTTGCGACTGTCCAAGATGTGCAATCTCTTGGGCCGGTGCTGGGGAAGTATTTTGACGCAAAGGCGCAGGCTATTGAAGTTGTCGAGAAGGCGAAGACGGGCGACTTTAAAGGCTCCGCGCTTGGCAAGGCTTTAGAGCTAGAGATGGCGCTGGAGCAGGCTCGGGAGTTCGAGGAGCAGGTGAAGATGCTTTTCTTCCAGAGCAACAAGATGGATGTGTGGCTGCGGATCACGGCCAGAGCCAAGCAGATGGAGGCCGACGCGGCCCATGCTGCTCGGCGGCGAAAGGAAGAGGCAAAGCGCAAGAAGGCCAAAGAGGACGAGATGCTAATCATCATTGGCGGTCTTGCAATCGCCGCAGCCTGTATCGCCGCGACGATCTGGGCCGTCATTGAAGGGTTTTCGCAGACATGACGAGATCAGAGCTTGAGATCATTATTAAGGGCAGGGCAGCGGTCACCGTCACGGCATTTGCTGCCCTGCTGGCCGTCAACACAATGCTGGGTAATGCAAACAGCAGCAGGGTGCTGACCAATACGATTCAGGCTAACAACATCTGGGCCTGGTATCAGGCGAAGAACATTCGCTCGGTACTGAGTGCCGCGATGGCCGATATGGTCGAGTCTGACGATATGACGAAGAGAGATGCCGAGCTGGTGCAGCATTTACGCAGCGAGGTCCAGCGGATGCGTAATGAACCCGAGGATGGAATGCTTGCCTTGGCGAACAAGGCGCGAGTGCTGGAGGCAGAGCGCGATAAGGCCAAGGAGCGCAGTCCGTATTACACATACGCCGGCAGCGCCTTGCAGCTTGGCATTGTCCTGTCTACGGCCGCGATTCTGGCCGTGATGATGCCGATGTTCTGGGCCAGCGTAGCGGTCGGCGGTGCCGGTGCTGTCCTGATGGCTTTTGCTTACTATGGAGTTTGAACGATGCTTTCTTTGATCTCAACACTTGGCGGCCTGCTGATCTCTGGTCTTCCGAAACTGCTGGAGTATTTCCAGAACAAGGCCGACCAGAAGCATGAGCTTGCGCTGGCGAGGATGCAGAGCGAGAGAGAGCTTGCCTTGGCGGCGCAAGGCTTCGCCGCGCAGCAGAAGATCGAGGAAATCCGCACCGAGCAGGTGATGATGCAGACCGAGGCGCAGATGACAGAGGCGGCTCTAAAGCATGACGAGAAGGTGCTGGAGAAGGCTCACAAGTGGGTCGCCAGTTACGTTGGCACCGTAAGGCCGACCGTGACCTACATCTTCGTGCTGGAGCTGGTGGCGATCAATGCATTCCTCGCGGCCTATCTCTGGAATCACTCCGAACTCATCAAGAGCGTCGATGACATCATCAAATATTCGGAACTGATCTTCTCAAGCGATGAGATGGCTATGCTTGGCGGGATCATTGGATTTTGGTTCGGGTCTCGTCAGTGGGGCAAGAAGTGAAAACTTCGAAGAAGGGCATTGACTTGATGCACCGATTTGAAGGGTGCAGGAACAAGCCATATTTATGCCCGGCGACGATTTGGTCTGTGGGTTTTGGAGAGGTACTTTATCAAGATCAGATACGGCTACCTGTTGCCCGTAAAGAGGGCTACACCGGAATGATCCGCAGCGAGTATCCGTTACGCCAGGAGCACAATCGTGTTTGGAGTAAAGAAGAGATCAATAAACTATTCGAGCGCAGTATCGAAACTTTTGAACGCGGTGTTCTTCGACTTGTTCCCGGTAGTGCTGGCCGGCAAGGCGCTTTTGACGCTCTGGTTAGTTTTGCCTTCAATGCAGGTCTAGGAAACCTTCAGCGCAGCACTATCAGGATGAAGGCGAACCGAGGAGAATGGGAAGAAGCCGCCGAGGCATTTATGCAATGGACGAAGGGTGGCGGCAAGGAGTTGCCTGGACTCGTCCGGCGACGCAAGGCTGAGAAAGAACTATTCCTGTCTGACTGATGGCAACGAACCTAAATCAGCAACTGAAGACCCCGGCAAATCCTGACGTTGGATCTGCCCCGGCTGGGTACGACCGCGCCTATGTCGATCAGAGCAACGGCGTGCTGCGTACCTACTTCACGAAGCTCAGTAGCGTCATCTCGACACTGCTATCTCCTCGCGGCGCGAAGTTCCTCAACTCACCTTATGGTGCCTTTCAGGACTCCACAGATCAGACTGACGGCTCTACGGCGGTGGCGTATTACTTTAGATTCGACACCACTGACTACTCGAACGGGGTTTCACTGGAATCGCGCACTGCATCATTCACAGGATCAATCACCACCACGACGCTGACGGTATCGGCTGTCTCGGCAGGCTCAATCTTCCCATCGATGCAGATTACCGGAACGGGCGTCACGGCTGGGACGCGCATCGTCGCCCAGCTCACAGGAACAACTGGCGGCACAGGCACTTATACCGTCAGCATCTCGCAGACTGTCACGTCGACCGCAATGACCGGAGACCTGCCATCGAAGATCAAGGTCTCGCAGGACGGACTGTATAACGTCCAATTCTCGGCGCAGTTCATCAACACCACCAATGATGTCCAGGACATCAGCATCTGGTTCCGCAAGAATGGAACAGATGTGGCCGGGTCTAACAGTCAATTCGGCATCAAGGCAAGGAAGTCAACCGGATCAGCGAGCCGGCTGATCGCCGCCATGAACTTCATTCTTGAGCTTGCGGAAAACGACTACTTTGAGATGATGTGGCGGGTGACTGATTCCGGTGTCTCTTTGGAGCAATTCCCGGCAGTAACGGCAGATACAACGACACCCGCAATCCCGGCTACTCCGTCGATAATTGCGACTGTCTCATTTATGTCCAACCGAACAGCGTGATGCCATGCCCTACATTCCTCTGAAGATTCCTCCGGGTGTGTACCGTAACGGCACCGAGTTTCAGTCCGCAGGACGGTACTACGATGCCTCGCTGGTGCGCTGGTACGAAGGTACGATGCGCCCCGTCGGCGGGTGGCGCAAACGCAGCACCTCGCAGATGACCGGCTCGTGCCGGGGATTTATCAATTGGCGGGACAACAGCGGCGATCGCTGGATCGCTGCCGGCACGCATTCCAAGCTCTACGCGATGAATGAGGTCGGGACTCTGAAGGACATCACCCCGTCAGGATTTACGCCCGGCATCGCCGACGCGATCCAGAAGATCGGTTACGGTTACGGCGCTTATGGCTCTTACGCCTACGGCGTGGCTCGTCCTGATGTTGGCTCTGTAACACCGGCAACGACCTGGAGTCTGGACACCTGGGGCGAGTATCTGGTGGGATGCTCCAACGGTGACGGCAAGCTCTACGAGTGGCAGCTAGGCTTTTCAACGCCCACGCTAGCCGCTGCGATTGCGAACGCGCCGACCAATAACGAGGCGGTTCTGGTAACCTCCGAGAGGTTCGTGTTCGCTCTGGGCGCGGGTGGCAACACCCGTAAAGTGCAGTGGTGCGACCAGGAAAACAATACGGTTTGGACGCCTGCCGCAACGAATCAGGCCGGCGACTTTGAGCTGACGACTGTGGGCGACTTGAAGTGCGGCAAGCGTGTTCGCGGTATTTCTCTTCTCTTTACGGATGTTGACGTTCACACCGCGACGTATATCGGACTGCCATACGTCTACAGCTTCGAGAAGGTTGGCTCGGCCTGCGGCGTGATTTCCTCGCAGTCCGTGGCGGCGATTGAGACTGCCGCGATCTGGATGTCGCAGTCCGGCTTTTGGATATATGACGGATATGTCAAGCCCTTGCCCTGCGATGTGTCTGACTTCATCTTCCAAGACCTTAACTTCACGCAGGCAAGCAAGATTTACGCGGTCAATAACTCCAAGTATGGCGAAATCTGGTGGTTCTATCCTTCCGGCCAATCGACTGAGAATGATTCGTATGTGGTCTATAACTACCGGGAAAATCACTGGGCGATTGGCGATCTGTCGCGTACCGCTGGAACTGACAGAGGAGTGTTCGCTAACCCGCTGATGGTCTCATCTGACGGCTACGTCTATGAGCATGAGGTTGGCTATGCCTATGACTCGGCGACGCCTTTTGCTGAGTCCGGGCCTGTGTCGCTCGGTAATGGCGATCAGACCATGACGGTCTTGGAGCTGGTTCCAGATGAGCAGACTCTGGGCGAGGTGCAGGTGTCCTTCAAGGTGAGGGACTTCCCGACGAGCACCGAGACGACTTTCGGGCCTTATGCGGCGGCGCAGCCGACGGATGTGCGGTTTTCGGCTCGGCAGGTCAAGGTGAGATACACCGGGGCGGTGCTGGACGATTGGCGGGTCGGGATTCCACGAATGGAAGCAGTGGCGGCAGGGAAACGCTGATGGATGAAGACTTCGCAAGGTGTTCTAAATGGCTGGAGGCGGCGCTAGAATACTCTGGAGGGACACACGGAATTGAAGACATTGCGGCGGGTGTGAAGGAGGGCAGATTTCAGCTCTGGCCTGCACCCAAAGCTGCAGTGATTACCGAGATCATTGTCTACCCGCGACTCAAAGCTCTGAATTATTTCTTAGCTGGCGGCGACCTCGATGAACTCAAAGCGATGCGACCATACATCGAGCTTTGGGGAAAGCAGAATGGTTGCACCAGGGTGACTCTTGCTGGCCGTAAGGGCTGGCAGAAGACATTTTTAAGAGATGAAGGATACGAACCGAAGTGGTTCGTTGTCAGTAAGGAGCTTTGAGATGGCGACACGATTGCCCTACTACGCTGGCGAAGGAGACATCTATTCGCAGATCATGCAGCAGATGCAGGAACAGCCTCTTGCCTTCGCAAACCCTTACGGGGCAGGCTTTACTGGCGGCTATAACCCGCGACTGTATGACCGTCCTCCGGTAGTTGCTCCTACTCCGTCACCCGACACCTCTGGCCTCATAGGCGGCGGTGATTCTGGTGCTGATTACTCACTAAGCCCGAGCCAGGCTTCAAACCTCGAATACGGCAATCCTCTTGCGATGATAAGCGCCGGCAGAGCGCTTTCTGGCTATGGCGGGAAATTAGGTGGCGTGTTGCCTGGAGGCTTGCTGGCTAATTTGCTTGGCATGATTTCGACAGGTATCGGAGAGAGGGCACTTTCTCAGACATTGGCGAATCAAGACTTGGAGTTAGGCCAAGCAATGGACGCGATGGCAAATGCCAACGCAATGCAGTCTATGCAAGACGCCTTGGCTGCTGATGTTGCTGCTGCTAATCAGACGGCTGCCAATGCAAATGCAATGCAGTCTATGCAAGACGCTTTGGCTGCTGATGTTGCTGCTGCCAATGCGGTTGCTGACATGGGCGGCTTGCTAGGGATGTCCGATGCTTCTGTCGGACAAGCCGAAGCCGATGCAGTTGCAGCCGCAGAAGCTGCTGCCGCTGCTGATTCGATGGGTGCAGCTCAAGCTGCTGACGTTGCCGCCGCCAATGAGGCGGCTGCTGATGCAAGTTCTGGTTACGGCGGCACTGGAGCTGCGAGCAGCGATGTCTCCGGTGGATATGGCGGTGTCGACAGTGGTGGATATAGCGGCGACGGTAGTGGTGGCTACTACTACAAAGGTGGCAAAGTCACCATGAATGGATTACTAACTCACGTTGACCCGCCTGGCCCTGATGAGGGTTATGGCGCTCTCCAGGTTGGCGAGTACGTCATCAAGAAATCGACCGCCAAGAAGCTCGGCGACAAGAAGCTCAACGCCTTGAACCAAGGCAGAGCAACCATCAAAATGCGTAAGTGAAGGAGTGACATATGTCCAAAGGTGGCGGCACACAAACAACGACAACG